TTTTTTCGGTGAGCCAGAACAAGTACACGAGTTTGAGCATATTCAAGTACTTGTTTTATGATGGTTGCAATAACGAGACTTTTTCCCCCCGCTGTAGGGATTACGATGAGTGGGTGCTTATAATGATTTTCACTGACATAATCAAAAAAATTTTTTACAGCATCTTCTTGATAATAATACAATTTAAACATTTATTCATTATTCCTTGACTGCTCTTGAAATTCTTTATCTTTATATATTATTGTATCATCAATATGTAAAGAAATATCATTGTATCCTTTTAAATATAATCCTTCAAGTGATGTAATTCTTGATAATGCCACATATCCCATATTTTCTACGAATGTATTGGTTAAATCTAAATTAACAAAATCAAATGTAGCTCCCTGGCTTTTATGAATAGTCAATGCCCATGCCAGTTTTAAGGGAAATTGCGTAATAGATGCAATTACAACATCTTTTCCCATGTTCTCATTGTATTCTTTTAATTCCCATGTATGCCGTTGTAAATTAATAATTTTACCTGTTTTAAATATTTGAACTGAAATGATTCCTTCGTCTTCTTTTATTTCAATGATTTCTCCGAGTGTTCCATTAACATATTGACGCCATATGACATCTTTTCCGGTATCATTGACAATAATAATTACTTTTGAATGTTTTTTTAATATAAGAGTTTCAAGAGCGAGACAATTTTTCTTTAATTGCTTTACTTTCCAATCAAGTCCCTCGCTTGTCATTTTTGATATATGAACGGGTTCTTTTATTTTAGCTAATTGCATTGCGTTTTCTATATCCACATTATTATTTGTGGGATATAAGTTTATGCCATATTCATAGTATTCTGTATTACTTGATAAATCATTTAATATCTCTTTTTGTTGACTGGTTACAGAATTTTTACGGATATTATTTAAGATATCAATGAAAATTTGATCGTCCTGGCGGTATATTTTATCAAGATAACAAACTTTGAATTTTGAATCTTTCCATACTGCAGCATTAAAACAATAATTTTTTTGATGATTATTTTGATTTACTGGTGGAAGCTGAAAAAAATCGCCACTTATTATTATCTGTAATCCACCCCATAACTTTTTAATATTTTTTACGAATCGACATACTTCTTCAACTAAATCAAGCCTGAAATCATGAAGCATTGATATCTCATCAATAATTAAAACATCAGTATTCTCAAATTTTTTTCTTGAAAATCTATTATTTTTAAGTTTAAATAAATCATCACTTGATAATTTATCTTTTATTCCGATCCCCGCCCATGAATGAATCGTTGAACCGTTTAGATGAGTTGAAGCTATTCCAGTACTTGCTGTTACCGCAACAATTTTACCTTGATCCTGTAGAGTTTCAATTATTTTATTCAGGGTATATGTTTTCCCCGTCCCTGCGTTACCCGTTAAAAAAATATTGTTGCCTTGTAGCGCAAGCTCAATGGCTTTTTCCTGATTCATTTTATAATCCTTTTAATTCTGAATTTATTGTATTCCAAGCCTTTTCTTTTTTTATATTTTTTATGGTCCCATTGAATGCTTTTTGGACTTTTACGACGCTCGATATTATGTTGTCAACGGATTTAATTTTTTCCCGTAAATCAACGGAGGAGTAAATTTCTATATCCTTATCCATATGCAAATCAGGCATACCTGATACACTGCAATTTGCAAAAAATATATCTCCCTGTTTATAGAGACAACAATCCTGCTGATGTTCTATTAATTCGGCTTGAATAAGTGCCGGATTAAATATATGTTGATTGCATCCGATATTCAAGATTTCTTCTTTAATTATTTCGTCTTTACGCAAGCATTTATTTTCTCCATTTTGAACGGGTTCTCTATATCGACACGTTTTGCAATGAATTTGCGGGATATCTTTATCATGACAAATACCTTGAAACTCGCAAAATTTACATTTCCAGAATTCCCTTGATTCACTTAATTTAGCTGGAAGACTCCAGTTGTCGAAAATTATTGATTTCGCTTTTTCGATAATTGATTCCGCTTGTTTACGATTATACTCTGTTCTTATTGAAATATATTGACGACCGCCTGGAGCACATACAGTTAGATAATGTCGGGTTGTTTCAGTAACATGCATATATATTTGAGCCTGCAGATAATAGGTTAAATTCCACTCTTTTAGAGCTTCTTTTTCACCTTTTTCAGCACGTATCTTTATAAGGTTATTAAATTTTTTTTCATTGGTTTTGTTTTCCCATACGTGCCATGTCTGCGGGGCTTCGACTAACCCTTTTATCATACCATCGATATGGCCATTAAAGTGATCGAGTAATAATTTGAATCCGATTTGATCCCGGTCTGTTTCACGGGAAACGATATCAAGACCTAAAATATTATTTACCGTATTTGAATTATTGGTTACAAGTTCAATATTCGGCAACATTCTCAATCGATATGCCATGAGATCCTCTTGCAAATACCCATCATGTGCCGTTTTAATTAACCACGCTTCTTGTTTTCTTTTTTCTGCATTTCGGAATGAATAAAAAAGTTTACGCCAACATTCTTCCCCGATTTGAGACATACCGAGATAATGCCTTGGCTTTTCCAATGCTTTTTTTTCTTCAATTTTTTTATCAACTTCATGTAAAGTCTGATCGAATATTTGAACATCTAATTTTGACATTTTATCACCATTTTTCATCCATAATTTTAATTTTGATATTTTCCCCTATCCGGGAAGGATCTCCACCATACAAATTAAGTTTGTTTCTTGTATCTTCATCAAGTGTATAGTGAGTATTCCCATTTCTGCATGCCTTAATTTTAAAATATTTATTTTCCCCTATCGAGCTTTTATTACATCTCATCTGTTCTATAATTGTTATGTCGGGTAATTTTTGATTATCAAAAATATAACATAGCTTTTCAAGGTCATCGGTGATAGTGGGTTTACAATAATACGCAAATATTCGTGAATAATCACTGGTCCCAATAATGAAATTTACATCTATCCCGTTGTTGTTCCGTTTCTTTTTCTTGCGATTAGAATATCCTGAACCGGTATAATAAGTTTCATCAGTAATTCTTTGATAAACTGTTTTAAGCATGGTTTTAATATTGTCATAGATAATGCTTTTCAGGCTTGCAATATATCCTTCTGCGTTTTCAATCGTAAATACAGGGAAATTAAAATCGGAAATATCCTTTAACATTTTTTCGTAATCAGTACATAGCATATATTTTGATAGATAAAATAATCTTATTAAATAATTCCAGCACGTTCTATCGATATATTTTTCTTCTCGTTTTTCTCCACAACAATCATAGCGAGTTTCAAGCCTATAAGGACGATACCCTTTTAGTTCTTCAAAAGTCTTATTTATTTTATCATCTAATTTCTCAAACTGTTTTAATTGTTCAAGCAATTGACATTTTATTCCGAAAATATCATACATGGTTTTGCGTTTTATTATGTCGGTCATAACAGTATCTCCCATTTGTAAATATTTTCAGGTGTCCAATAAGCATGAAACATCGGACGATGATCAGGAAGTGGATATACTTCTCCACAATGTATTTTTAAAATTATATTTCTATGAGTATGTTTATTCCATTTTTTTGCTGAATCAATATTATTCCATCCCCGTACTGGCATCAATATACATCCCGTAGCGATATATTTTTTTAATTTTTTATCAGTAGTACAGTGGTATAGAATCATTTGAAAAATCCTGCATAGGCTCCTTTTGTCTATTCATAAGTTTCATGTTGTTTTATCAATTTTGAGACCTTACTTGAAATATCATAAATATTCCAATGCTCTTCTTCTGTTCCTCTTCTGGGAAATGCTATTTGGTGTAATAATGTTTGCATTGCAATTAAATTATCATGTTTTTCTTTTGGAGTGGTGCCTTGTAATTTTTCCATTATTACCTGTGGGTAAGGGATCATTATATTTTTTCCTTTTAATTTTTTTATTTTATAACAAAAAAATACCACATTAAAAAATCTTGTCAAGTAAAAAATATAATTTTTAATTATTTTAATTAAAAATTGTTGACAAAATAATTTTTAATTATTATTGTCTATTTTATTATAAAATACAGGAGGTGGATATGGTAGATAAAAATAAAGATGATAAAGAAAAGTATGTTCATCATAATTTTTACCTGGAGGAAAAAATATCACAGGCCATCGATGATTATCTGTATAAAATCCGGCGCAAGGATTTACAGAATTGTTATCGCAAAATCGTAGATTACGGTTTTGAACAATTTCAAAAAGAAGGAGGAAAATAAAAATGCCTAAACAAGAAAAATCAGAATTATTCAAATCCTGGTTAAAATTCGAAAAGGCAGAAAAACAGGCAAAAGAAAAAAGATATGAAATTGAATCGGAAATTGAAAATCTAATTGGATTGGATTTTGAAGGAAATTCAAAAACTTTTGAGATTGATGAATTCAAGGTTAATCTTAAAAAGAATATCGTTTATAAAATTGATGATAAAGCATATTTATCAATTAAAAACGATATCCCTGAAGAACTTGATCCAATAGAAGAAAAAATTTCTTATTCGTTGAATCTCAAAGGATTTGAATATCTTAAAACCAATGCCAGAGAAATTTATAAAAAAATTTCTGACGTTGTAGATAAAAAAGAAAATAAAACTACTATAAAAGTAGAAAAAATTTAATAGGAGAAAAGAATGGATTTTACAAAACTTGGTATGAAAAAAATTCAATCTCCTCCCCTCATCGTAATTTATGGCGGGCCTGGGATTGGAAAAACTGCATTTGGAATAGGGGCTGATTCTACATCAGAATATGACGTTGGGAAAGAAGATCATCTATTGCTGAATGTCGATTTCAGAGGAGGAGATAGATTGAAATGTCAACGCTCGTTTGAAAAAACACCGATGACAACAAGTGATGATTTAATGGATGTTTTTAAAAATTTAGCCGAACAAGATCACGGGATCACCTGGCTTTGCATTGATGATTTATCAACTTTAGAAGATTTTTTTGTTACGGAGGTATGCGAAGAAAACAGGGTTGATGCAATCAAAAAAATTGAGTATGGACGTGGATATGAACTTGCTAAAACTAAATGGCTCCATTTGTTCAGCATGATCAGTGATTTACAGGATATGAAAAATATTGGAGTAATTCTACTGGCTCATACTAAGATTGAAAATATCAAAGATCCTATGGTTGAGGCATATGCGCATCATGATTTACAGCTCGATAAAAG